TGACTGCGGCGGAACGAAAATTGATTGAAGGATCAACTGAACAATCAAGTGAGCTTGTCACCCAGAAGAAGATCATCGAGATTTTCAACATCACGCGCAAGTCAATCGCTCAGTGGCGACGCGAAGGAAGGGAAGGAGTTCCAGCAAAAGAGCATGGAATGGAGAACCTCACGAAATGGCGTGAATTCTTCGCGTCAAATCCTGATGCTGGATTCTTTGATGGAAAGCCACGGCAAGATCGAGAATCCTTGCTATGTGAAAAACTCACAATCGAAATCGAGTGCAAAAAACTGGAGCTTAAAAAACTTGAGGAAAGCACGATTGATATGGTTGATGTTCAGAATGCCTTCTACAAACTTGGATCAGTCATCAGGGCAGGATTGCTACGGATGCAAGCCGACCTCCCGCCGGCATTGGAGGGGCAGTCACCGAGTCGGATGGCGAAGATCATCGGAGAGGCGGCGGAAACGTTGCTGAATGAACTAAGCGAGCGCGAAGCGGAATTATGGCAACAAGACACATAACAGATTTGCAAGTTGTTCGCGCGCAAGATTATTGGTGCAAAAACAAAGATGGTCCTTGGTCTTATGAAATGCTGCAAAAAGAAACCGGCGAATGCTTCAAAGTTTGCTATCGAGCATTAGAACGCGCTTCAAAACGCGGCTATCTTGAATGCGGCGTATCATTGAGGACTTCATGGCTAACTGATAAAGGCAAGGAACTTTTGAAAACAGCAAAAGCATAGTTGTGATACGCCGATAATTGACACCGCGCATTTCTCAGATGAATAAATCTGAGATTTTGTTTTCAGCCTTCCGATCCGCTTGCCGTCCACCGGTAAAGATGCCGCCAAGCGAGTGGGCGACTGGCAGGGTGGCGCTCTACGAGGGATTGTCACCGACTTATCAGGCCGATTCCGCGCCATGGCTCCGAGAACCGCTGGACGCATTTGCTGACATCGACGCAAAGGAAGTTTGCTTGCTTGCTCCGGTCGGCACTGGCAAAACCACCATGATCGAGGCGGCGCTTTCATTCGTCATCTCCGAAGATCCGGGAGGAACGATGATCGTCGGGCAGACCGATGCCGACATCAAGGACTGGGCAGAGACGCGAATGCAGCACACGCTCAGGAATACCAAAGAGACGGCAGGACTCTTACCAACTGGCAAGCACAGGCACAAGCTACGGAAAGACGCGATCATCTTCCCGCATATGAGCATGTTCTTGACAGGGGCGAACATCTCAGGCTTGCAAGCAAAGTCAATGCGGAGAGTTCTCTGTGACGAGGTATGGACATGGGACAAGGGCATGATCCGAGAGGCTCAGGGTCGCTTGCATGATCGTTGGAATCGGCAGTTCTACCTTCTAAGCCAAGGCGGCTATGTCGGCGATGACTGGCACAAAAAGTGGGCGGCGACTTCGCAATATGAGTTTTCGTATTGCTGCCCATCGTGCCAGACATGGCAGGGCTGGCGCTGGGAGAACGTCGTTTATGATGACACCATTGCTGATCGCGTGACGATGGCACAGACGGCACGAATCAAGTGCGCAAACTCCGATTGTGATTACCACATTGAGGACAAGCCACAGATCCGACGCGAGTTGGCCACTGCTGGCAAATACATTCAGCAGACCGAAGGAATGCCCGATTCCAAGGGCTACCATTACTCCGCGCTAGCGAATTGGCGACTTCCGCTCTGGCGGCTTGTGATCGAACGCTGCGAGGCCATGGACGAAGTCAGCCGAGGCAATCTCGACTTGCTCCGACAATTCATCCAGAAACGCTTGGCAGAGTTCTGGAGCGATGAGCAAGAGGACAATCGGGTCACGCTTTCGGATTTCGGTTATCTCATGGCAGATCACGACCAAGGGCAACTGATCGATGACGAAGCGCACCGGTTCATGACGATCGACCGCCAGGCAGACCATTTCTGGGTTGTGATTCGCGCATGGCGAGCCGACGGATCCTCGCGCTTGCTCTGGTTCGGTAAAGTTGACACATGGGAACGCGTGAAGGTGATTCAGGAGACTTACAAAGTCGAAAACCGCAAGACGCAAATAGACTGCGGATACCAGACAAGCGAGGTTTACTCCCGATGCAATCAATACGGATGGCTCGCACTTCGGGGAGATGGCCGCGATAGTTACCCGCATCCAACGAAGCAAGGAAAACCGATTTACAAGGCATTCAGCCGATACCAAAACGTTACCAGCGCCAACGGCAAGAAAACGATGGTCTGCTACTGGTCAAACTTGCGGCACAAAGATATTTTGTTTCAGCTCCGAAACCAGAAAGGCGTTGCATGGGAAATTCCCGATGACGTGGGGCGTGAGTATCTGAGGCAGATCGATGCCGAGGTTCGCCGCGGCGAAGGGAAAACCGCAGTCTGGAAAAAGCGCCACAACGACAACCACGCGACCGACTGCGAAGCCATGCAGATCGTTCTTGCATCGATGTTCGGCTTGATCGGCACGCGGCAAGAGGATGACGAGAGCGAGTAAGTTTTGACACCGTGCGACAGGCATGGATGTTTCGCCAAAGCAACTGATTCAGGCATGGTATGATGCCGCGCAAGATGACCCGACCATCCTGTCATCGCTTGTTGCCGCGCGATCCGCTGCGCTGACTGGAATGCTTTCCAAAGGTGGACTAAACACCCTGACTAACTCGCAAAAGAACGGCATCAGCTACACAGTTCTTGTGTCGCTTCCTGAAACGACGCGGCTTGTCGTTCTAAATCAGGCAATCGCTTGGATTAAACGCGGGATCCGCCCGAACTCTCGCACGGTGGGAGACATGCTGACACCATCCTAAGAATTTATGATCGTTGACCAATACGGACAGCCATGGAAGGCAGCGCAAAGCGCGGTGAGATACTCACCAGCGCGACCTTATCAACCGGTGCAGATGAAAGACATCGGCGAACTAGTGCCGAGCTATGACCGTAAGGCATTGGTATCGTTCTCGCGTCGCTTGTATCTCAACGAGGGCGTGCTGCTCGGTGCAATCCAGCAGAAAGCCATGTATGCCGTGGGGCGCTCATGGCAAGCACAGAGCAAATCCAAAGATCGCGAGTTTGCGATGGAATCCGAGGAGTTGTTGAATGATGAATGGTATCGCATCTGTGACGTTCGCGGTGGGCAGAATACATTCCAAACGAATCTCTATGCTATGTCGTGCGCGGTGGACCGCGACGGCGAGGCTTTCATTCTGCTGACAAAGACCGACAACGATTACCCCAAAATCCAGCAAATTCCCGCGCATCGGATCGCCACGCCAAGGGACATGCAGGATGGCAAGCTGACCACTGGCCAGTATCGCGGAAGAACTCTGACTGATGGTATCATCTATGCCAATGGCGCACCAGCGGCATACTGCTTCAATGATGAACAAGGCTACCTGATCCAATACATCAGCGCCGAGAACATGGTGCATATCTTCGATCCGTCTTGGCAGGAACAAGGGCGCGGATTACCGGCATTCACGCACGCGATTAACGACCTTCGCGATGCTTTGCAATCGCACGAATGGGAGCGATATGCACAACTCATGCTGTCGTCAATCGTGATGACCGAGCATAACGAAACCGGATTGCCAGACATCGATGATAACGCGAACATCATTGGCGGGACAAGTTGCACGAACGAAAGCGGCATCATTTCTGAGACTTACCAAGGCGGCACGGTTCGCTACTTCTCCGCCAAGTCAGGCGGCAAGCTGGAAGTCGTGAAGAATGATCGCCCAGGTGACATGTGGGAGAGCTTCCAGAATCGGATTTACCGCAAGGCGCTGGCCGGCATCAACTGGCCGTATTCGATGGTGTGGCACGCTACAGGGCAAGGCACCGCAGAACGCGCAGACCTTGGACGCGCACAACGAGCAGTCGAAGACCGTCAGGATTTGCTAGAATATGCCGCGAACCGGATCATCAACTACGCGGTGGCAAAACTCATCAATCTTGGACGCTTGCAAGCTGCAAAGGATTGGTGGAAGTGGAAATTTACCTATCCGAAGAAGCTCACGATCGACGATGGCCGCGTATCGAAAGAGCTAATCGAGATGTGGAAAGGCGGATTCCTGAATCCTCAGGACATTCTAGGTTACCTTGGCAAATCGCCGGATGAACATCTCGATGAGCGACTCGCTTATCTCACTCAGCAAAAGCTGAAACAAAAAGCGATCAACGAATCAGGGCTTGGTATCTTCATCGAAGATCGCGAGATGGCAATGCTTACGCCAAACGAAACACCGCAAACCGTCACGGCATGAAACCTACCGCAGAGATGGCAGAGGAAGCGCGGCGTGGGCTTGCATGGCGGGCCGAATACAAGCGCGGCGGCACCGCAGTCGGCGTGGCCCGCGCTCGCGACATAAGCAATCGTTCCAATCTCTCGCCAGAGACGATTCGCCGCATGGTTTCCTACTTCGCACGGCATGAAGTCGATAAGCAAGCCGAGGGATTCCGACAAGGCGAGGAAGGTTATCCAAGTGCCGGGCGAATCGCGTGGGCGCTCTGGGGCGGCGATGCTGGACAGACATGGGCAAATCAACAATCAAAACAACTCGAAAACTCTATGATCCAAATCGAAAACAAGGCAGCGAAGGTAAAGCTGAATGACCACGTGGACAAATACAGCGTGGACAAGCTGATTGACGATATTGCCAAAGTCTACGGCATGAAGGCGGTGGAAAACTCTTACGCGTTCGGTGAAATCGTGGCTTGCGCTGACAATGCCGTTGATACTCTGGAAGTGGAGATCCACTCAGGCGGCGGCAGCGTCTTCGAAGGTTATCGCATCTTTAACGAGATGAAGAAGCTACGCGAACGCGGCGTTTATGTCACCGCACGAATCAACACACTCGCGGCATCGATGGGCAGCGTCATCGCGATGGCGGCCGATAAAGTGGAAATCGCCAGCAACGGCAAGATCATGATTCACGAGGCATCAGGCGGCGCTCAAGGCGATAGCGAAACACTTTTGCGATACGCTGAGTTGTTGGAAAACATCAGCGACGAAATCGCCGGTATCTATGCCGAGAAAACCAAGCGAGACAAGGATGACATCCGCAAGCTCATGAAAAAAGAGACTTGGATGACAGCAGATCAGGCGATTAAGCTAGGATTTGCAGACGAAATTTTTGACACGAAAACAAATGCAATGAGCATTCTCGACAAATTCCGCCCAGACGCGGCTCTCACTGAAAAAGTGCAAGGACTGGAAGCAAGTCTCGAATCCGCGCAAGCTGAGATCACCGAGATGACCGCAGCACTTACCGAGCGCACTGGCGACTTGGAAAACGCTATCGGCGAACTCGCTGCCATCAAAGCGCAACTCGACGAAATCACTGCCGAGCGCGAAACGCTGACCGCTTCACTCGCTGAGGCTCAAAGCAAAGTCGCCGAACTGGAAGCCAGCATCGTGGAAGCTAGCACTTCCGCCGAAGCTCGCGCCGCCGAGATCGTTGCACAAGCTGGCATCGCTCCTCTCGACGTTGCTTCCGACGAACAACCGGAAGAACTCAACGCTGAACAACTTCGCGCCAAAATCGAAGCAATCGCCGACCCGAAAGCTCGCTTGGAAGCGCGTCTCAAGAACTGGGACAAACTCAACTCTCACTAACTAAAAAACAATGGCTAACACATTCGACTCCGCATTGGTGACGGACGTGCTTCGCGATACCGCGATCACCGTTCTTCAATCTCGCTTGGCTCCCTTGAACTCTTTCTCGAAAGACTTCACCGCTGAAGCCGTTAAACCTCGCGCCACGATCCAAGTTCCGATCGCTACCGCTGGTTCCACCACTCAAACCAACGCTACCGACTTCGAAAGCGGCAACAGCACGCTCGACAACGTCGCAGTGACGGTGAACCAATACAGCAACTCGTTCGCTCTCAGCAACGAAGAACTGAACCAAGGCTTCCGCTTGGAGAACATCGCCAAGATCAACCTGCATCAGTTGGCAAACAAAATCATCGACATCGCTCTTACTCCAGTGACGACCACCAACTTCGGTGCAGCTGTCGTGGACAAAGACACCGCTGCTGATGTGGGAGTTGCTGACCTCAAAACTCTGTGGGCTGCGCTGAAAGATGGCGATGTTCGCAACGTGATCTTGGATGGTTCGATCTACGCTCAATTCCTCCCATCCAACCTTGAAGCCTTCCAATTGGCTTCCGGTGGCAAGAACGTGGGCATGTATGGCTTTGACTTCTTCAGCTACAATAACCGCTGGACTGGCGCTGGTGCTAACATCCGTGGCTTCGCTTGCTCTCCGCAAGCTATCGCCGTTGCTTCCGGTGTTCCTGTGGCTTCCGCAGTTGCTTCCGACATGGTATCGCAAGACACCGTGGTCATTCCTGACCTTGGCTTGTCGGTGCAAATGAACATGTGGGTAAGCCGTCAGAGCCGCAGCCTGTGGGCATCTTACGACGTGATGTTCGGCGCTGCTAAAGCAGACGGATCCGCTCTGAAGATCCTCACTCTCACTCCCTAATGTTTCTGGTGGTTTCTAGCATTGGTGTCACGACTGTGGCGGGTTACTCCGCCGCAGTCAAAACCGCTCAGGACGCAGCCGACGAAACGAACGAAAAAGCACGCATCTACCGGATGCCTTCCGCCGTTGAATTTGTCGCTTGTCCTCGCCGTCAACCCGTGCAAGAATCCGCAGCGCCGCCTAAGAAAAAGGCAAAGCGCAAATGACTTTTTTGGTAGTTCTGTCATGACTAAGCCTCGCACTGGAAACGGTGCGGGGCTTTTACTTTGACACCAGCGCCATTGCATGAGCTTAGTTGACGACTTCATGCTTTCGCACAATGATGAATGCGATACCACGATGGGAACCGCATCGATGGTCTGCAATGGGCAGACGTTCGCCGTAGTCGATAACGTGACGAGCAAGCAAGTCGATGGCGAGTTCGGTGGACTAGAACCGCAAGTGCGCGGTATCGTTACAGCGCAGCCTTCCGATGTGACTTCGCCACTGGCCATGCTCAACAAACGCTGCACGGTCGGCGGCACTGCATACCGTGTTTCACAAGTGGAAATTGGCACGATTGCAATTCATTTCACGCTAGCAGATCCGAACGAGCGATGATCCAAGTTCGCATATCTCCTGCGCAACGCCGAAAGCTCGAAAGCGAGTTGAAGCAGTTTGCGGCGAAAGCACAAGTTGCCGTTGGCGAAACCGTGGCGATCATTGGCACATCAGTTGCCAAGGAGTTGGCGAGAAAGGTGCAACCGTTTGGGCTGACCAATGAAGCTGGAGAAAAAATGGACAACGCTATCGTAATACAAGTGCAAAAAGCGGCGCGATGGGCGGAATTCAGAGGAATCAATGGCGACTTCAAATCAATTCACACACAAGTAAGGCAGCGCGGATCAGTTAGGGTCAACCCACCAAAAGAATTTGACCCAAAAAGAGAACCGATTTCGCGATCAGAAGTGTGGACGCAAATGCAACGCAAAAGAGCAAGAGCCGGACAAGCAAAAGCTGGATGGATCGCGGCTGGGGAAAGCATTGATTCGCCGTTACTCAGAACATCGAAAAACCGCGTTCGCAAAATAAAAGGAATTGCCAAGTGGATTCGTCGGCATGTTGGCGGGAGTAAAGGCTCATCGCGATTCGTTCGCAAGAGCGGATTAAACAGCACGATCTATCTGACGAACAACGTGGATTATGCTTACAGCAGAGGAAACTCAAATCCTCGCTACGTTCCTGGGGCAATCGCTGACGGCTACAAGCGCAGCATCACGACCGTGAAAAAACTTATCAAGAATCTCAAATGACTACGCAAGAAATCAAACAAGCAATCATCGACATCATCAGTCTGGAAATCACCGATATTCCAACCGTGGATGCCGAGCAGTTCTCCGAGGTGGAGTTGCCGTTTATTGGCGTCACGATGACCAGTGAGCGCATTTCCAACTCACTCCCGAAGGCGTATCGAGGA